GCGTGTGAATGCATCGGCAGACATTAATCGACAGCGCATTTCTGCATCATCGAGTAATTCCCACTCCTGGACACTCCAATCAAAACCGGTTACGTCAGCCTCCGCGGCGTTGCCTTTCAGCGTGCCGTGGGCGTGTTCGTTGACAATGTTCCACACATCAGCGAGGTCTTTGTCCAAAGACAAACCTAAGCCGGGCGCGGAAGGACATTGCCTCCAGTTCTTAATTTCCGTTTTGTTTTGCTTGGCGAATAACAGCCTCTCAATCAACTGATCAATCAGAGAAACGGAGGATATTATCCTCCAACGTTCTGACTGGACTTTACTCATAGAATGGGGTTCATTCTTTATGAATATCCTGACTGGGTCAACTGCACCGCTTTCTAACAACTCTTTTGGAGTCATTGTTCCACAATCCAGTTTAGACAGTAAGTTTAGTCTGGCTATTACCGCTTCAATTACCAACTCTGCGTGGTTTGCAATCAACTCATCGTTCTTTGTGTTTAACTGGCACAGCGGCACTCCTGGGCCGGCGTCCTCGTTGATACACTCAGTGATGAGTTTCATGCACCTCTGGCGAATGATCGATTCATCCAACGCCCCCGTCCGGAACCCCGCTGGGACCTTAGTCTCAGGGTATTTCTCGCATAGGGCGACCATAACACGTTCTCGGTCTGCATCGCTGGGTATGACTCCAATGACGCGGCGGCTGGCCTGTCCACAGAAGGAGGCAAGCAATGCTTCCTCTCCTCTGGGAGGCCAAGTCCAGTTCCCGAGTCCTCTAACTGAGGGTTTGGTTTTGGTGGTTGTTTCTTTCTCCGCTCTTCGGCCCCCTCCTGCAAAACGACACACTGTGTGTCCGATGTCTGCGAGGTGGTGGCCGGAGTCGGTAACGATTCTTGGCTCAGACCATTGGAATTCTGCGAGTTTGAATGTCTCGGGTCTCTCCAGACCCCTTGCCGAAAAGGTTGGGGGTCTCTGGAAAGTTCCAGGTCTGATTGTTTTTGTTTTTGTTTTTGTTTTGGTTTCCTGCTGACTTCATTCAGTGCGTCAAACTCTTCGTCCGGGTAATCCGCCCAATCTATGCCAAGTGCTGGCCGATAAGCTCGGGGGTTATATACTCCTGGATTCAGGTGCGCTCGTCCTGTGTCATTTTCTTCCAAGTCAGATTCGTCATCGGCCGAATCATAATCAGCTTTAAGCGAGTAAAGGGCTGCGTC